GCACCCTGTTGGTGCACACTCCTTGGTTGAACTTGGTTCAGCCTTCCACTATAGTATGAGCATCCATCGACGCAAAGCAAGTCATAATCGCAAGGAGTCTCGTGGTTTTGTCTGTGTTGAAACTGATGAAATAGTGATCAGTGACGAAGAAATTCGTCGCTTGCGTGGGCATTTAACCGCCGACGCAATTGGTCTCCTACCTCGCAGTATTAAACTTAGACAACCGCGAAACTACTGCTATTATGTTAACCCGCCGAAAAACACCTCTCCGGAGAAGGACCGTAAGGGCCCTTTCAAGGAGAAGCAATGGACGGAGTTGGGTACTTCCATTCGGAAGCGGCTTGTCGAGTCTGAAAGTCGTATTGATGATGTGCAATATGTGCCTAGTGGTACATATCAACACTCACCTTACGATTATAAGTATTCGACCAGCTACGCTGTTCCTTCACAAACTGTGAAGGAGGAGTGGGCGAGTCCTCTAATACGCGGGCGGGCAGATTGGCATCCTTTCCAACACTACAAACGTAGTCTTGGTGGGTACGATCTGCCCCCTGTTAGTTACGGACATCGCTTCTATGCGCCCGATCAGGACGACTTTGGTATGCTACACCATGTTGGCGTGCATACTGATCCGTTCTGGTTGTTTACGTTGGATGGCCAGGAGTTCGGTAACTACGTCCCTGAAAAGGGATTACCTGAACTGGTGTTGCGAGATACTGAAGATGGGGAATTTATTCCCTATCCTTCGGATATCGCAGGATTGACGGAAGCTGCATTGAATAGCATGCTCCCTAGGATCCGGTCGGAATTGTCTGGAGTCAACTCGCTCATAGAGCTTGCTGACTTTAAGCATTTCCCGGCTACACTTGCTAGAATGTCTGAAGTTGTTGGCAAAACCTTAAGTGGCCAGTTTGGTCACTTGCGGGATTTGTACAAGGCTTACGGCACTCTTGGCAACATTGGCAAAGAAGTAGGGGGGAACTTCCTTCAATGGAAGTTCTTCCTTGCTCCTTTCATATCGGACGTGCAGGCAGTAATGCGTGCACTTCAGTCCACACACAATCGCGTTATGCGGTTGCTGGTTGGATCCGAGAAGGAACAACACCGACATTATAGTCGTGTATTCAAAGAGTTCGATTCGGTAGACCCTACTCAGTTTGCTGGGAACGTGTTTCACGGTCCCGACATTACTCGAGTAGAGGTCCGACGAGTCGTCACTTCGTTTCCTTCGGAGTTTCATGCTGAGATTGAGTATACCTATCGGTATAGTCAGTTTCAGGTTGAGTTTGCTCAACTGTTAGGTCTCTTAGATGCGTTTGGGATTAATTTAAATCCTGCCACGATCTGGAGAGCTATTCCGTTTAGTTTCATTATTGATTGGGTAATCAGTGTCGGTCTTTGGTTGGACCGACTGAAACTAAGGAACATGGAACCGGCGATAAACATACGTAGGTACTGTTGGAGCGTCAAGCGTTCACGGAGGATTGACTGCAGTATAAGCCGATATTCGGCCAATTACCCAGTCAACTCCGCCGCCTATGCTCCGAACTACAGTACGCCCCTACCGACGGTGTCGGAAGTCTCCTATGGGAGATGGACTACATTGCCGGATAGGACCTCGATTAGTACGAGCAGTCTAGACTCGGAAGAGTTTCGACTGGGGACCGCTCTACTGTTAAGTAGAGGAAGGTTCCGAACCCGACGTGATGCTCGGAATCGCATCACACAAGTAACGAAAAGGAAACATTAATGTCCCTTCCTGTAAACTTGACGACAAATGAAGTCAAGGACGCTGCCGGCGCCGAGATCGAGTTTAATCGATTCGACTCCGGTCAACCACGTAAATTGGTGTTCGCCAAGGTTGGCGAGTCACCTGCTTACGAACATCGCATCGACGTAGCTCACGTCGAGGCGGGAACTGGACTCAAGAGAAGGCGTCGAAGCCGGCTGGCTGTCCGTATTGGACATCTAAGCAGCGTCGATAACCTTACTCCTGTGTTCACGTTGGGGTATCTCATCCTTGATGCGCCCGTTGGGGCAATCACAGACTTGACGATACCTACCAAGTGCATGGCGAACATTATGTCGCTTGTAGCAACCACTGGGGCTGCTACGACGGTTCTGTTCGACGGCACGGGGTATGGTGCAGCGGCCCTAATCAACGGCACATTATAGTGTCGGGTTGGGGTCCGTGTCCTGTTATTACATATACCAGTAAACAGCCCTTAGTAGGGGTTCCCAGTAGTACGTTTGTTGATGGAATCCGAGGCCGCTGGGGTCTCGGTGAACGCATCGAATACGTAATATTGGTGTACTGGTTTGCCGGGAAGGCACTCCCCGTCCGTGTAGACATATTTCGATACATCTGCCCCTTTGGAACTTATCGTGAGTACGTAAGGTCCTTGGGACACGCTGTTGTCGAGTATGTTTGCCGGGAATGTTGTGGGATTATGTATCAGTGCGTCTGAAAGAAGATTCCCAATACCGAGTACAACGAAACGACGGCCTTTGTGCCGCTTTCCGTTGCTCGGAGATGGGAGATCTAGAGGATTCATTGAGCTCATGTTTAGTGGGCGTACTTCAAATAGGTGGTCGTCAGCAGTGGGGCATTAGCGTTTGGAAGGATACCATATGGTTCCTAATAAAAGCCAATTCGAGGTTAACCTCGTTACCACACTGCTGCATGACGTCTGTAAGAGTCACGCTGCTGTGTTCAACGCCACGAGCCTAAAGCGTACGACGAAGGTCGTACACTCGCGGTTCGAGTCGGAAGGTATAAGTTTTCTAACGAAAACTTTACCGGCACTTGCTAAGGCACTTGATCGCGCCCTGGCTGGTGAGCAACCCCTGAACTGTTCGGAATTAGGCTTTAAACCCCTATCCGAACTGTCGAACCTCCCCCTGTTTATGGGGGAGTTCTTTCAGTTGGTTCTACACAGTGACGGCACGGCTCTTCCTGGGCCGTGTGTGATCAGTATCGGAATTCTTCGTCAAATCTTATATTTGTTCTACAAGTATGAGTTGAAGAATTCGTCTTCTGATGAACAAAAGGTGCTCGATCAGTTTTTGCAAACTGAAAGGGACCTGGTGGATGTTGATAAGGTTCTGATTTACCATCAGAAACTTCTCCACATTGATGGCGTGCGGTTATATGGTCCTATGAAGGATTCGATCCTTCTAGGAGACCCAGCAAACCCTTCACTTGGTTATTTCAAACCAGGAGAGGATACGCTTGGCCTATACAACCTACTGTTTAGTAGGCGGTCTATTCATATCGTACGTCGTGCTCGCATTGCCTTGCGAAAGGCTTTAGCGGGGATTGATCTGTCTGATATTACGCCAGCTCATGGCCCAGGTGTGGTTTCTACCAAAGAAACGCCCTGGGGCAAGTATGTCTGGACGAACGTCAGCAGTCGCATCACGGCACTGTACCCCTATGACGCATTCTTTTGTGCGTCCCTAGGAGCAGTCTGTGATAGCTATCCTACCTTTGAGAAGGTAGGTGAATCGGAGCCCCCGGCCCAAGTAATACTCGTGCCAAAGGACTCTCGTGGACCAAGACTAATATCTTGTGAACCTGTTGATAAACAATGGATTCAACAGGGTATTAGATCAGTCCTCTACCGACACGTGAAGGCCAGTCCCTTAGTCGGGACGCAAGTGCTGTTCACGGACCAAACGCCTAACCAGCGAGCGGCCCTTAGCGGGTCGATCGATGGTAAGCACTCTACGTTGGACCTCCAAGAGGCCTCTGATAGAGTGAGTTTGGAGTTAGTTCGTCTGCTGTTCCCGGAGGAATTACTTCCTTACCTGGAATGTTGCAGAAGTGAGGAGACTGTTATGCCGAACGGTGAGAGGGTATCCTTGAGAAAATTCGCTCCGATGGGGTCAGCATTATGCTTCCCTATCATGGCGTTATCTATCTGGGCCCTTCTCTACGCTACGGCACACGATCAGGATACGAAAGATCGTATCCTGGTGTATGGAGATGATGTAATCGTCCCGACAGCATTCGCTGCAGACGCGATTACAGTTCTTGAGCTGTTTGGCCTAAAGGTCAACAGAAACAAGAGCTGCACTAAAGGATTCTTTCGAGAATCCTGTGGTGTTGATGCCTACAAAGGTATCAACATTACACCCGTCAAAATCAAGACGGTTTGGACATCACATCCCAGCCCTGAGTCCTTTATGTCGTGGGTGGCTTACGCCAACTACTTCTATAAAAGGAACTGCTTCGGAGTCTACGAGTTAATCGTAGCGCAATTGACCGGTTTGTATTGGCCAATTGCGAACAAGACAGACCATCCTAGGTCCCTTGTTAAACTCGAAGAGGCAGCGGTACAGTCAAGACCAGTACCCTATCGTTGGAACAGACGCCTGCAAAGGCGCGAGTTCAAAACGTTAGAGTATACGGCCCGGAAAGTAATTCGCGTCCTCCCTGGGTGGAACATGTTGCTTCGATTTGTTATCGAGACAGCAGACCGCCCGGCTATGAATGCGACCGGTTATGACGGGGGAAGTTATTCCCCTCATTCCGTCAGTCAGTACACGATTCGTAACGCGGGCAAACTCGCGGCGCGATGGCGTTGAG